ATCACCATGTCCAAGCTGTCCGTAATTATTATAGCCCCACGACCACACCTCACCATTTGCTGTTAAGGCGTAGCTTTGCATTCCGCCAAGATATGTTTCAACAAATCGTACACTGTTGTCCAGCGCCGTAACCCGTGACGGCAGATAAAGATGTGATCCTGTTGGATCGCCATTGCTATTATTGGTTCCTGAACCGCACGCCTTGATAAGGCCGTCTGCCATCACGTAGGAACGCACACCTGTTCCGCCCATGCCGTTCACCTTGGCTAGCTTTGCCACGCGGCGGGATGGATCGACCGCCTGTGTGCGCCATGCTGGGCGACCATTAATAAGCTGCAGGATTTGCGTATCTGTGCCGCGCGCCAGACGAACAGGTGCATTGCCGTCATGGATCAGAATGTCGCCTTCCTGCAAAAGCTGATCTGTACCAGCGGCCAGCAAATCCCAATCCGCGCCCACCACCGGCGTGACGCCCGTGACATCGCGTAAGGAAATGAAGCTGGAACCACGATAAGAAACGGCATCATCCCGCACATACTCGGTGGTGGCGTTATATGCCCCGCGCCAGTTAATGCGAATATTGCCAAGGTCGATAACGGCCATGTTGTTCTCCTTTGATTAGATGTTGATATGCAAGTGGCCGTTCGGGCCGATTGAAAAATCCACGCCAGGCAGCGTGATGAACCACACGGGGTAATCCTTGGCGACGAATGTGCCGTTGCCACTTTCGGCCAGCAGTTTCGCGCCATCCTTGCGTAAGCCATAAAAGACGCCCTTGGATTCAATCGGCTCATAGCCACTTTCATCCTCTTTGACAGCCAGTAACATTCCAGCTTTTCCGGTCAGGTCGGTTGGCAGATTGAGGGCATTGGCCAGTGTTTCTGCGTTCTGCGCGTGCTGTTCAGCTTGATCGCGGAATTCTTCTGCATCGGCTACGGCATCGGCCAGCTGTTGCCCAGCCGCGCCAAGATCGCTTAATCCCTCCTGGATCGTGTCTTCAATATCTTTGATGGCCTTGGCGACGGTTTTGACGTTGCCACCCTCGGTCGGCACAACGGTCTGGTTATCGCCATGGACGATTTGGTGCAGGATTTGGCTGTCGGCCTGGACGCGCACAACCGCTTCCTGCAGATCTGTCTGCAGGGTCATGTTTTTTCCTCTCGTTTTTTAATTCAAAGTGATAGGCAAAGTTTGATGCACAAGGATGTGCAGGCTGTTGCCAGAAAAGATGAGGCCTGCTGGGTCTTCGCTTAGAAGCAAATTCAAAAGCCCTTCATCCAGCACCGGACGCTCACGGATTTCCAGTTCGGACGTGATTTCCCACAACGTGCCGCCCGCCAGCAGTCGTGCAGAAAACTGGCGGGTGAAACGCGCTTCCTGTTCCAGCAGTCCTAACCCGCCCAGCAGGGTAATCGTGAACCAGTTCGCGCCTTCCTTTGCCTGCCAGCGATACCACGCTTCGAAAATAGCATACTGGTCTCGGCGCATGATCCAGCGCACGGAAACCTTTGTTGGCACGTTGGTAAAACGCCGACGCTGGCGAGCAAGGCCAGCTTCCATTTCCGTGCGCAAGATTGCATCTTCGGGCTGGACGGAATAACCCTGCACCGTGGGTAATGGCAGAGTGGATGGCCATACAATATCAGGCATTATCGATAGCTCCCTGCTGCGGGATTAAGGCCGTAGCGACGCTCCAGCGTTCCCGCCAGACCTTCGCCGCGCCCGATATTCCGCGCCATTTTTGTTTCGACTTCCTCGATCACAATGCTGAGATCAAGGTTTCCAGAGTTGTCGCGGCGCACGGTCGCGGAGGCTTCCGCGCCCGCGACTTTGTTTTCCACCTTTACCGATACATTGACGTTCGGTTTGTTTTGCAACGAACCACCCAGCAGGCGCATTTGCCCTGGCGTAAAGACGGCTTCACCTTTTTTGGCGATAATCGGCACTTCATCCCCGACAACACCCCCTGTGTGAAAACGCGGCGCACCGTGGAATACGGATGGATGCACCGATTTCGAGCCAAGGCTGTCATGACCGATCACGCCGCCCGTATGCGCCGTGGGTGTTGCCGCCGCACCGCTGCCGCCACCGAACAGGCCGCCGATAAACGTGTTCAACGCACCCGCCAGCGGCGTGGTGATCGAGGACTGGATTTGCATGCGGATCAGATCGGCAACGATAGAATTCGCAAAATCGCCGAAGTTTAGCTTGCCTGTCTGCACAAAATTGACCAGCGCATCTTCCATGTTTTTGAACATCGACGTCACGCCACGTTCGGCCTTGCTGGCCATATCTTGCGCATCATCAGTCACGGATTTCAGCCCGCGCTTGATACCGTCTTCCCAGCGTTTAGAGCTGCGCAAATCCTCTTCACGCGCCTCGCGCAGCATGTCCTGATAGACGGCATCGACCTGTTTGCTGAATTCCTCATATCCAGCAGCCGTTTCATTCAGGCCGCGCATCGCTTCGTTGCGCCATGTTTCGGCACCAGCAATAGAACCTTCCAGTGTTTTATTCAGGTCTTCATAACGCTTGCGCACATCATCAATGATTTTCTCGCGCTCGCGATCTATTTTTTGACCTTCGCGTTGACTGTCTTGATGGCGTTTTTCCGTTTCTTGCAGCGTATAAATTTCTGACACTAGCGCTTTAATATGCTCAGCATAATCGCCCTCTGCCGTTCCCTTGGCTGCCGTAATATCAATGCCAGCACGGCGCAGGGTCTGTTCCTGCTCGTTGGTAATCATGGCGCGGCGCACGGATTCTTCACCTTCCGCGCGGGCCGCGGTCAAACGGCGCAAAGCCTGTTCCTCAGCCTGCAATTCAGTGATGCGCTCTTGCACACGCTTTTTATCGTCCTCGGTAAACCCGCGCACATAAGGTTTCGGCGCCTCAGCCTCGGCAGGCTTATCCTGTGGCTGTTGCGGTTTTGGATTGCGCAATTCATCCAGCGCGGCAGCGGCGTTCTTGGCAGCACGCTCGGCGGCCAACAAGGCAAGCACCTGTTGCTGTACATCCTCAGCCTGTTCACCGAAATCAGGATATTTGGTGGCCAGCTTGAACAGGGCTTCGGAATATTCCTGCGCCGAGAGCTTGCCCTGGTTAAAAGCCTGGCGCGTGCGGTACAGCTCATCCTGCAACGGCGTGCCAAAGCGAGAAAACTGATCCCAAAAACCACCAATCGCACCGATGCGAAGTTCTTTTTGCAGATCTGCCACATTCTCTTTGGCCGTTTCCAGCTGCTTGGTGAAACGATAAATAGATTCCGTCTGCGTCAATGCAGCATTGCTATCCTCTGCCGCCTTGGCCGTCAGACCCAGCTCTTCCTTAATCTCTTTCAACTCTTGCGCATGATCGCGGGCAGCTTTGGCGGCGGCATCATGGCCAGAAGCCAATTTGATTAATGCCACACCCGCCAGCACGGCCAAACCCACAGGGCCGCCCACTAGCGCCAAAGCCGCACGGAATCCGATCATGGCCACCGTGGCCAGTTTCGTGGCCGCTTCCATAGCCACAAGGCGCAAGGCAAAGGTGGTCGATAGGCTGGCGGCCAAGCGCAAACCCACCACCATGCCTGCATTGCTCATAATGGCGGCATTCAGCATGGCCACTGCGCCCGCCACGGTGCGGGCAATCACCAGCCCGCCAATGGCCGTCACAGCCAGATCGGCGTTTTCGATCAGGAAGGACAATGCTTCTGCGGCGGTGACGATCATCGACCCCAGCGTTTCACCCAGAGATCGGGCGGCATCCTGCACGGCGGGATCGGACAAGGTGTCGGCTAGCGTGCGATAGCCCTGGCTCAAACCGTCAAGGAAACCGCTGGCGGCAATCGTGCGTTCGATTTCCAAAACGGAATTGTTGAAACGGTTCAGCTCGGCGCGGGCGTTTTGCGATGCTTCCGGCACACCTTCCGAGAAGGTGCGGCGAATTTCAGCAGCAAAACGCGGCAAAAACTCATCGGCTACGACCTGACCTTGTTCCAGCATCTTGTCGAGTTCGGCAGTCGTGATGCCCATACCGCGTGCGGCCAGCTGGAACGCGCCAAACAGACGTTCGCCCAATTGCCCGCGCAATTCTTCGGTCTGCACCTTGCCCTTGGACATGATCTGGCCGATGGCACGCAATGCGCCATTGGTCTGATCGACCGACAATTGCAGCACGGTGGAGGCTTCAGCCACCGCCGTGAAAATATCGCGTGTGCCTTGCCCTGCCAGCGTTGTGCCTTTGGCCGCCGCCGCAATCTGCAGATAGGATTGCGAGGTTTCCAACAGATTGAGGCCGAGGCGTTCGGATTCTGCCCGCAGGAAAGCCATTTCCGCAGCCGCGCCCTGGCTGCTTCCTGTCACAGCGGCCAGGGCCGTATCCAAGCCCTGAAACGCCATCCCCGTTTCATTAACGGAGCGAATGCCGCCAATGATGCCCGACAGCCCAGCGTAAGCGGCCACAAGGCCTGCTGCCTGCCGAAACACGGAATTGAGCGCACGCGCCGTGGTGTCGACAGCCTTCAGTCCCGCATTGGCGGGCGCGGTTGAACGACTGATACGACCCATAGCTTGTTCGCCTGTACGGCCGACGCGCTCAAAGGTTTCTTCAACCCTTTTGCCATCAACCACCGCGAGGCGGATGCTCATGTTTTTCTGTGCTGCACGCATCGGCAGATCAGTCCTTGTTGTTGATTTGGGCTTTAGTCAAACCTGCGCTGACGGCAGGCAGAAGTTCGGCCATCGCCTCGCGGGCGTAGCCGAGCGCATCAGATAGAATGAAGGCTTCCTGCAGGGGAAAGCGGTCACGGATTTGCGGACTGACCTGAACAGCAACATTCCAGGCCTGCCAACCCTCTATGCTTTGGCAGTTGTTTTTCTGGTACGGGCAGTCCGCGCATTCTTCGGGGCAGGATTTGCAGTATTCCGCGCCGTCCCCGAAGTGCCATTCTGCACGGCGCTCAAGTCTTTTTTTTCAGCTTCGATCAGCTCCCGCACGCCGGTGTATTGCTGTGAAAAGCTGGCAGCGATTGACCAGAAGCCGGTCATCAGCTCGTCGATTTTTTCAGGCGTAACAGGAGCCTTAGCATCGCCATTTGCTTCCAAGATTCCTTCCCAATCCACAATGGCCGCACGCGCCAACCCGCGTGCCAGATATTCCTCGGCCAGCGCCTCGCGGATTTCAGCATTGTCGACCTGCGGCAGATCATCCACCGATGCGCCGATTTCCTTGCGCTTGCGGTACTCCTCACCAATCTCGGTCAAGCGCTTGTTCATGAACGCCCGCGCGGCATAGAAAATCGGGCTGGTGCATGGGCGCACTTTTACGCGCACGCCAAGGCCGAGTTCAAGCCAATACGGCTCAGTTTGAATATTGAGTTTGAGCATTCTATCTCCTTGCTATTGTGTGTGAATGAAGCGTGTATGCGTCGCCAAACAAAGGAGCGCACCATGATTAAGAAAGAAGAGAAAACGGTTTATCATTTCTCTACCCAATCAAAGACAATCGCCCATGTGATTGATCTGATTGCTCACGATCAAAAATGCCGTGAGCTGGTATTGTTATTTGCCCGTATTAAAGGACGCAAACGATGCAATACATTGCTTCGGATGGCAGAGCATCTGGTCAATAACTCTCAACATCATTAATCAGAGTGACTGTCACCATGTTTCCGAGTACTGCATCTTTTGCGCCCTGGAAGTCATAGGTGGCTTCAATGCCGTTCGGCCCGCCGATGGAGCGTTTGGGTTTGGGCAGATACACCTCATGGCATTCGATGATAAGCTGGCGATCAGCATCAATCTTGTAAGCAAGCTCCAGATCAATCGGCACACCAGATCGCGCTGTGTTCATCAACGAATTGTCCGCATAGCGCACAGCGATATTGCCCGTGAGCGCGGCAACGCCAGGATCAACACCGTCGATCTTGCCGTCATCGCGGATGGTTTCGATGCGTTCCAGATTGTTGTTATAAGTCACGCTGGCCGAGGTCACATTGCCCAGCGGGTTACCGCCTTGTTTGACCGATCCCTGAAATTGCGAAAAGCGCGTGTATTCCGCCAGATCTGGGCTGGCATCACGCGTGGCAACTTGCGGGGTTTCACCCTGGCCGATCAGATTGATTGTGACCTGCGCTTCACCGCTACGTTGGAAGTTAAAGGCCATGGAATTGGCACGCACGCCGGTGAACAGCGGAAAATCAGGAATTTCCGGCATGCCGACTTCAACGGCCAGGCTCGGCAGCGTCACTCCACCCGATTTGAATTCGTGCGTGTACGGCCCAGCGCCCGTGGTTGTCGGCGCACCGAACACTGCTTTCAGCCAATGGCCGATATTGCGCAAATCAACAGGAATGACGATATCGCCATCCACATTGATGACATCCTGATAAGGTTGTGTCGGATCACGGCCAAGGCCCAGGACGTTGGATTCAATCAACCCTTGTGCGGAGTCCAGATCGCTGGACACAAAGGGTACTAAATGAAAAGCCCCCGATACAGGGGGCGTTCCATAGGCATTTTCAAAACCGATAATTAGGCGGGCATTCCACCCATATGCGCGTGACATGGTGTTTCTCCTTTAGTTGAGCGGGTTAGAGGTTGAGTATTCAAGGATGACGGGGACGACCGCCGCTTTGATGGTCGGCGCGCCCTCAACGGTTTCGGATAGAAAATCCGGCGTTTCGATATGCAGATAATCGACAAGGCCGCCGAGGTTGGTCTGACCGTCCAGCGCCTGCGCCACCGTTTCCAGCAAAGCATCCAGCGCCGTATCGCGTTGCGCCTGATCACCGTGCTGCACCAGCGCCTCGATCTCGGCGCGGTGTTGATAATGGTAGCGTGGTGGTGACAAGGTTACTTCCGGCTCCCCTGGGTCACCGTCGCGCAAGATCAACAGCCCCTCGGCAGGAACCTTGGTTGGCAACGGTTCGTTTCGGAGGACGGAAAGCCCTGTGACGCTGTCTTTCAGGCATAAAAAAAGGCCCGCAAGGGCCTGTTCTCGTTTTGATGTCATGACTTTATTTAATCCTCATCTTCTTCCTCATCATCTTCATTTGGATCATAATAAAGATAAGCTGATCCGATAGCTTCCAATGCACCTTTACGATCTTTTACATCTTTGATTTCATCTTCATATAACGCTTCCAACTCATCCATAACATTTATAGTTTTTACATTTGAGTCAAAGCAGCTGATATAATCTGCCTCAAGTGCAGGATCAAAACTCAATGGTGTGATAGAGCGCATAAAACGAGATTGACCACCGTCATC